AAAGTGTTGTAGAAAAAATGTCTTCTCATGCTCATGCGACCGGCACTCCACCACAGGCTAATGAAGTGTTAGCAGCTTTTGGTAGACTCTGGGTTGCAGACTTTTCCGCTGACAAGTCCACTATCTACTGGTCTGATTTGCTTAACGGCTCTGGATGGTCTGGAGGTTCTACAGGTTCCATTGATATCAGTAAGGTATGGCCCAACGGTTTAGATGAAATTGTAGCTTTAGCGGCACACAACAACTTTTTAATTATATTCGGGAAAAACTCCATTGTTGTCTATCAAGGAGCCACAGACCCTACTACAATGTCTTTGACGGACACTATAGCCAATGTAGGTTGTATTGATAGAGACACTGTACAGCCCACAGGTACTGATTTAATTTTTATGTCCAGTGAAGGGCTAAGAAGTTTTGGAAGGACAATACAAGAAAAGTCAATGCCCGTTAGGGACATCAGTAAAAATGTTCGTAATGATTTACTGTACATTAACGCACAGCAAGTCAACAGCCCCCTACGATCTATCTATAGCCCTGAGGAAGCTTTTTACTTACTGTCTTTTTCTGACTCAAAGTACGTTTATTGTTTTGATATGAGGACTCCTTTAGAGGATGGCTCTCATAGGGTTACTACATGGTCAGACACGACTCTTAGGGGTTTAGAAAGGCTACAGGACGGTACTCTGTACGTAGGCAACACTAACGGTATTGCTACTTACAGTAACTATCAGGATTACGGACAGCCTTATGATATGTCTTACTTTAGCAACCCCTTATCCTTTGGGGATACTTCAAGACTAAAGATTTTAAAAGAAATTATTATAACATTTATGGGAGGTCAGGGAGCACAGGCAGTTATTAACTGGGGATATGACTATACTCAAGCGTACACTAAGCAAATTGTAACCATTGATTCTGGTAGCCAAACAGCTTATTACAACGAAAATGAATATAATGTATCTTCTTCAGAATACAGCCCCTCCATCATTGTGGACAGACCAAAGACTAAAACATCGGGTTCAGGGACGGTAGTAACCATAGGTATGGATGCTACTATAAATCAAAACGCTTTATCTTTGCAGGAAGTTAATATTCAAGCTTTAATAGGTAGGATGATCTAATGAGCAATTATACAAAGACTACAAACTTTACAGCCAAAGATACTCTTCCTACGGGCAACCCTGCGAAGATTATCAAAGGGGCTGACTTTGACACTGAGTTTGATGCACTTGTTACGGCAGTGGCGTCAAAAGCAGACACAGCTAACCCAACTTTTACAGGCACAGTTACAATACCAACACTAACTGTTAGTGGTACGTTGACTGCTGGATTAATTACTGGAGGTACTTACTAATGGCTCTTATAGATGATTTATTGGGCTTAGGGTTTGACATAAGCCAGTATAAAAACCTCTCCGATGAGCTTAAAGCTTTTGGGACAACTGCTGAAACTGGGATGGCAGGTATAGGTCAAACCGCTGCCACTGAAATGGCGTTTAAACCTTTTACGGTAACTTCAGGAACAGGCACAGCAACAACTACTGCCGAAGGTGGTACTACTTTAGGTTTATCCCCAGAGCAGCAAGCTTTAGCCACAGGTTTACAGACAGGGGCTGCGGGTTTATTACCACAAGCTACTACAAGAGCTACAACTTACGACCCCTTTGGTGCTTCAGCTTTAACAGGGGCAACCACAGCTTTAGCAGGGGCGGGACAACAGGACTTACCTATGGCTCTGCAAAGAGCAGGAGTAGGTACGTTATTTAGTCAGCAACTGGCTGGTATGGGTCTACCTACAGGTCTTGAGGGGCTTACTCAGCAAGCTTTGACCAGCGGACAGCAAAGGATTGCAGGGGCTGGTCCTTCTTCAGAGCTTAATCAGTTGGCTCAGTTATTTGGTGGTGATGTTTCCGGTATGCTTGGAGCACAGCCTTCACAGCAAATAGGACAATTAGGATCAAGAGCCTTAGCTTTAGGTCAGCAAGGGTTAGGTGGGGCTGCTCCATCAGACATAGAAGCTCTGAGATCACAATATGCAGGTCTTGCGGGACAAGCCGCCGGTGGTTTAATGCAGCCTAGAGGAGCAAGAGAACAAGAAGTCTACGAAAGAATTAGGTCTGCTCAGTCTCCTGAAGAAGAAAGACAACGATTAGCATTAGAAAACCGTTTGGCTGCTCAAGGACGTTTAGGCGTTGCTTCAGCACAGTACGGTAGTACGCCTGAACAGTTTGCATTAGCTAAGGCTCAGGCAGAAGCTCAGAATCAAGCAGCTTTGATGGCTATGCAACAGGCAGGCACTGAAGAGCAACAAGCCCTACAGAGAGCCTTAAGCTTGTCAGGACAGGCTGGACAGCTTGCGGGTACTTCTTCACAGTTACAATCAGCAGCGCAGGACAGAGCTTCACAGTTGTCTCAGTTAGGCTTATCAGCAGAGCAGATTGAGTCTCGTCTTGAAAGTGAGGGTTTAGGCAGGGCAGCACAAGCCGCTGGTTTGTCCAGTCAGCTACGTCAAGCTTCTTCCGGTTTAGAGTCAGAAGCTCTTCAAAGAGGTCTGGGCTTGAGCCAGTTAGGATTAGCCGGTACACAAGCAGGGGCTGGCTTAGAAGCACAAAGACTACAGCAGTTGTTGGGCTTACAACAGGCAGATATAGGGGCTGCTGGGGCACAACAGGCTTTACAGCAAGGTCAGTTAGGTCTTGCTGGGGGTATGTTTGACTTATCCAGAACAGCCGCTGGCTTACCTTCACAGCTACAGGCAGGGGACATTGCTAACTTACAGGCTCTGATGCAGACTGGTTATGCACCTGAAGCACAACTGTTGAATCAGCTACAGGTAGGTACTAACATAGCGTCCATTGCTGACACAGCACGTAGACAAGCCGCTATGGAGAAAGCCGAGTCTGCTGCTTCTGGACTTGAAGCTAACTTAGAGGCTCAGAAACTAAGGGCTGGTTTGTTAGGACAAGCCTTAGGCTCTGCCGGTCAAGTTATTGGTGGTGGTGTAGGCGGCGGTGGTTTGTTTAGTTCTTTAGTAGGAGCTGCGAACACAGGTGGTGCTTTAGATGATTTGCCTGACGTTATTAAAAAATTACTGGGGATAGGTTAAAATGGCTAAATTTTCACAAGGATTTTTAAGAGGGATTTCTGATTTTGGTCGGATGGATCCCAATGAACCTAAAAGACAGTTAGCTGAAGCAGCTCCTCAGTACAAGCAAATGGGAACTACAGACCCGTTGGCTCGTAGAGTAGGTAGTTTGTTTGGTAACTTAGGGGTAGACACAAGTTACATGCAAACTGGTCAAGAAAGGGCCGAAAGAGCCGCGTCAGAATTTAATATGTCTACTCCAGAAGGCATGGCTCAAGCAATGATGGCTAGGGCACAGTATTTACAAGACCCTGTAGCGCAACAAGCTCTTATTTTAAAAGCACAAGAAATTATGCGAGCAGAGCAAGAAAGAAAAGCACAACAAGCCGCAGCTTTACAACAAACACAGCAAAAAGAAGTATTTATTAAGACATTAATATCTCAAGCTAATGAAGCTGGGCGGCCAGATATAGCTCAAATGTTAGCTGGAGCTGGTATAAACATTGACGATAAAATACTACAAGATACTGTTAAAGACCTTAGAGAAGTTAAGACTAATCAAGTAGAAAAAGTCAACAGTCTTGCAGGCCGTAAGATACGTTACGTACAAGCAGGATTACCGGAAGACCAGTGGAACGACGCTACTATTAAAAACATGTCCCCAGAAAGTTTTAAAGCACTTATTGAAGGTAAAACTGAAAGAAGCAAAGCTAAAAATGAATTTTTTAGGGATAAAAACGGAAATACTGTTGCTTATAGAGTTAATGAATTTTCAGGACAAGTTGAAAACCCTGCCTTTGGTACTGACCCCAATGCAAAACAGTGGGTCAATGCCAGCGAGTTAGAATTGCTTCCAGCTCCTAAAGTAACTATCAACGAAAACTTTGCTATGAACAAAGAAGTTAATGAGCAGATAGTTAGAATGGGTATGGAAAGTTTTGAGCAGCTAAATGAATTAGCAGGAGATGCTCAGAACGGTTTAATAACAAATCAGATTGCTTTGGACAATATTGATGAGGCATATTTAGGTGCTGGTGCTGGGGCTAAATTAGGCTTAGATCGTATAGGCGAGTTTATTTCAACGGCTACTGGTCAAACATACGACTCAACAAACATTAAAGCCACTGAAACTTTTGTTATTAGCCGTATTAAAGAAATGGCTACGTTTATTAAAGCTCTTGGTTCCGGTACTGGTTTGTCGGATAAAGATGCTGAGTTGGCCTTACAAGCTGTTGCTGGAGATAAAACATTAAATAGAGAAACTATTAGAGGGGTTCTTGAAGAGTTTATGGCTGCTCAAAGATATGTTATCGGTCAGAGAGATAAAGCTTTTGATATTTTATCTAAAGATACAAGTTTAGAAAGAGATGACTACTTAGACTTAATTAGACTAACTAGTCAAGGTAGACCTCCGCAGTCAGCGGGTTCAAAAGTTGGAAGATTTACCGTTACAGAAGGGTAAGACATAATGCCGATATATACTGTTACTGATCCAAATACAAATAAGACACTACGTCTTGAAGGTGATTCTCCTCCAACTGAGGAAGAACTTGAAGAAATCTTTGCTGGTTACGCTCCTAAGCAGCCTGCGGGGTATCAAGCTCCAACTTTTGCTGAGATAGGCTCTGGGCTTGTTGAAGATCTTTCTAGTGCAGGAAGAACGCTTGCTTCAGGTGTTAGCGGTGCTATAGAAGACTACCAGCAAGATAAGCTACAGTTTTCTGAGTATCAAAGTCCCGCAGCTACTGCTGCTTTGTTAGGGGTAATGGAAGGTGTTGTTCCAGCCGCCGGTGAAGCTATTATAGGTGTAGGTAAAGCTGCTTTGTCCGCAGCAACCCCTGACGTTATAGAAGAACCTTTTGTAAACAACGCTGTAAAAGCTTTTAGTGCTGCTGGTGATTTTATAATGAACAACGAGTGGGTTGGCCCTGTTTTAAACATGGCTAAAGAATCTTTTGCTGACTACAATAACTGGAAAAACTCTTCTGAAGAAAACCAAAGAAAAGCTAGGGTATTAGAGTCTACTGTAGACATGGCTGCTCTTGTAGCCCCAGCTAGTAAAACAAAAGCTTTGACTGACGGTTGGGAAGACTCAGGCCGTAAGATGATTCTTGCAGGGGATAAGAAAAAGTTTACTAATAAACGTGAAGGTGTGCAAGCTTTATTAGAGCCTAGAAATATAGGTAAAGCTGAAGGTAGGGTAACTGAAGAAGGACTTTTACGCACTAAAACTTATAACCCTACAGAGTATGAACAAGAAGCTATTGACGTTATTACAGGCTTACCTAAAATAAATACAAGCAGGTCTGCAACGTACAACATGAATATTGTTGAAGATGAGATAGGTCTTGCCGCTCAACGTCTTGAAAAACGTATAATAGGGCAAGGCAATCCTAAAGTAGACACTCAACTTATTCAACAAGAATTAGAAAAAGATCTTATTGCTTTAGTAAACTCTGATACTTTTTATGGTACAAAAGCTGTCATTTCTAACATACAAAGTATGCAACGCCTTGCTAACAAACTTATCTTAAGTAGTGATGGTACTGCCGTTGGTCTTTTAAACGCTAGAAAACTTTTAGACAGAGAGTTAAAAGCTAACGCTCCTGCCGTTTATGATGCAGACTATGAAAACGCAAAAGCAGCGGCATTAAGAGTTATCAGGCAAAAGATAAACACTTCCGTTGCTGAAGCTGTTCCCGAAACTGATGTGCTTAGGCAGCTAAAAAGACAAAACTTAATGTTTAATGCTTTAGACACTTTAACGGATAAGTCTAATGCTGAAGATTTAACAATGGTAGCCAGAGCTATTACTCGTTTAGAAAAAGCAACGGGTCTTAATGCTCCTAGCTCTGTAGGCGGTTTAGCGGTAACTGCTGGTTTAACTACAACTGCTTTAGCTTACAGCGGTGCTTTGCCGTATATAGCCGGTGGCGGTGCTGTAGTTGGGACTATGTATGCCTTAAGAGCTGCTCAAAGATCTGGGACACTTAAGCAAGCTTTAGGTGCTACTTTAACAAATCTGAACAAAGCAATTAAAACAGCAGACGGGGCTTTACTAAAACAACTGAAAGCAGACAGGCTTGCTATTATAGCTTTTATGCAGGACGTTAGAGAAGAAGAGGAAGTTAAGTAATGGCTGATATGCGACTTAGGGCTAAAGACAGAGCAGCGAGTAGTGAGCCTTCTCGTTTACTAGCCGCTTTACAAGAAGGCTATAACGAAGCAGGAGAAACTGTTCAAGACTACGTTGATAGAACCTTATCTAATAACGAAAAGGTTATGTCTGGGGAAATCAACGCAGGACAGCGTTTACTCAGAGCTACTGGCGATGTTGTAGGTTTGTTTGGAGGTCTTGCTGGAGATACTTTAGGCGTTATAGGAGATTTAGTTGTTCCTGATGAGTTTGGTGTAGAGGCTGCGTATCAAGAAAACATTGAAAAACCTTTGCAAAAAGCTATTATGTCTGCTGCTGACACTGACATAGGCCGAGCTGTTGTTAGTTTTACACAAGAAAACCCTGAATTAACTTCTGATTTAGGATCTATTGGTAATGTCTTAGCTGTAGCACCTGTTGGTAAAATAGCTAACGCTATTGCCCGTAACATGCCTACTGAAGTTAGGGGTTTTTATTCTGGAAACCCACTTTTAGTTGCCGCTGGGGTGGCTGAAGCAGCGACTTCTGGGGCCAAAGATGCTTTAGCTTCAGCTTTTAATCCGAGAGCTTTGGCTTTACAAGATGAAACAGGCATTACCAAAGGTCTTGTAAGACAAGCTAAGAAAGCAGAGGCGTTGGTAACAAGAAGAACAGCCTTAGCAACCAAAGCTGATGCAGGAGATCCTAAAGC